TTGCTACGCTATGTTAGGGTTATACCCTAACCAGTCATTTATACTTGTCAGTTATCGCCTGACGTTCATCCGACTGTCCGCCCATTCTATACATTTTGCGCTGTATTACGGTTCTCGTTACCTATTCACGCTTGCTATTACTTTTTCTTAGTTGCTTTTGAGGCAACTGCAAATTTCATAGCACGATTGAGCTTTTCCTCAATCAATTTCTTTCTGTCTTCCTCTGTTAGCGAATGATTCTTGAACCATTCAACTTTATCAGAAGTGCCAGATTGTAATTTACTTTTCAATTTCTGTCAAATCCTTATTGTTGTTTTTACGCTACATAAACAAAAACCCCTGAGAACTTTTTAGTTTTCCCAGGGGCTTCTTAGATTCTGTTTGAGATTAGATTCTTGGAATCTTTTCTCCTTCTATGAAGCCCCTAGCTAACCCTTGGTCATCATTGCCGCGTGTAATACTAGGTGTATTATAGCCCTCAAATGCCCATGACATAGCGGCGAACACTGGTGCTATCGCACATGCTCTCGCTTGTTTTGGCAGTTGATGGTTAAATTGTTTCATAGTAATCTATTTAGTCCTGGTTAAAAATTTTCTCTTTTTAAGTCGCTTTTTTGCGCCTTTTCTCAATTCATGTATGAAGTATATCAGCCTTTGTATTATTCGTCAAGCCTTTTGTTTACCCGAAATATTTATCAGTTACAAAAGGCATTCTTAAATACTCTATGCTATTTAACCCCCAAAATTACAATACTGTTTTTTTAAGTTATGACGAACCTAATTGTGAGACTAACTATCAACACCTACTAACTTTATGTCCTAACGCAATGCGTGTCCACGGTGTTAAAGGTTCTGATACTGCTCACAAGAAAGTCGCGGAACTTTCTCAAACAACAAACGTTATTGTAGTCGATGGTGATAATTTTGTCAAGTCTGATTTTTACAACAGTACTATAGAATTAACCCAGAATACAGACCTTAGTACTTCTGTTTTAAGTTTCAGTGGATATAACACTGTCAATGGGTGTCAGTATGGTAACGGTGGCATAAAAGTATGGCCGGTACAACTGCTCAAGGATATGAATACACACGAAAACGGTAGTAAGGACTCTGTAGACTTCAATCTATCAAGTTACCTAGAACTCAATCGTTCGGGTAGTGATGTTATCATCAATGGTTCTCCTCTACAAGCGTTTCGGTCAGGCTTGCGTGAAAGTGTCAAATTATCACTAGATAAAGAAATGGATTGGCGTAACTACGACCGACTTTGGCGCTGGATGCATATTGGCAGTGACGTTAAGAACGGAATCTGGGCTATCTATGGTGCAAGATATGGATACTTACAAATGCTTAAGGGTTGGGAATACAATAAAATCAATGATGTTGACTATCTTATATCTATGTTCAGTGACCTATATGATATGTATAGGAACTATATAGAAGATGAGTGTAATCGTTTGGGAACATTAATTCGTGTAAAAACAAACGATAGGAACATCAAAAACGTGTTATCATACCATGATAGCATTGACTATAAATCCAATGTGCCTTGTGTGTTACGAAGTCCAGAAACGTTTGTTTTAAATAATCCTAAACCAAAATACGATATTGTTTTCATAGACTACGAAGGTGTTGGTCCGAAGTCATCAGAATCAAAATACATCAAGGGAACATCAAACGTATACCAAGACCACATTGAAGCTGCCAAGTTGTGCAGTACTGACTATTTCTGGGTAGTAGACGGTGATATTGGATCATTCAACTTTGACTACGAAGTAGACTTCTACGAACAACCAAAAGTCAGAGTATGGTATGGTCCAGGAGAAATAAAGTTATTACCTAGAATGTCTACGTTACGAATGAGAACAGATAATTTAGATTTATTGAGTAGTATCAGTAAACATTGCGAAGAATATACATATGAATGATTTTAGAGAAATACCCTTTGATAGGATTGTCAAATTTGGACAAGAGACAATGCTGGATAAAGACCTATTCAGCGTGAGTTGGATATTGGGTAGATTCTGTAATTATAAGTGTAGCTATTGTTGGCCCTATGCTAATAGTCAAACACCAGATCACTTAGACTATATGATATACTGGCGTGCGATTGATAGTATCAAACAGCAAGCAAAACAAAATGGATTCAATAAGTTTCATTGGTCATTCAGCGGTGGTGAGCCAACTGCATATAAGAACCTGTTAGATTTGATGGTTCACATATCAGGTGAAGAGTACGTTAGTGTACATATGACAACTAACTTAAGTCCCAGTATCAATTGGTGGACACGCTGGATTGGTAATGCTAAACAACTTAGTCGTGCTAGCATAACCGCTAGTTATCATAGTGAGTTTGCTGATGAGCAAGAATTTGGTGACAAGTGTGTGTTCTTACGAGAGAATGGAGTCTTTGTTACCATCAATCAAGTCATGGTTCCAGAACAGTTTGATTCATTATATGAACGATGCGTGAGATTTCACAATAGGGGAATCAATGTTACATTAAAGCCACAGAGTGACCCAACTGCTAGCAGAGTGGTTGACGGGTACACCGACGATATGATACAATTGATGCGTACAGGATTCCCGCAACACTTTCAAGACAATGAAGTATTGCAAGTAAAACTCATTGACAACGAAAATAAGGTTTGGTACATAGATCAGGCTGAAAGATTCAATGCGTTTGGCTTTAACAAGTTCAAAGGTTGGATGTGCAATTCAGGGTATCAAGGCATTATCATACGTGGTGATGAAGTTAAACGAAGCTATAGTTGCGGTGATCTACCGATTGGAACTATAGAGAATTTCAAAATCTTTAGTGAACCAAGAGTTTGTATCACCGATACTTGTGTAAGTTCAGCAGATAGCAAGATACCAAAATGTATAAACTAACAGATATTAGAGACATACACCTAGAGATTACTAGTAAGTGCCAAGCACGTTGCCCTATGTGCCCACGTAGAATAAACGGTGGTATGGTTAATCCATTGATTACATTGGAAGAAATTGATTTACAAACTTTCAAGTTATGGTTTCCTGAATCATTTATCAAACAACTAGATAGTTTGTTTATGTGTGGTAACTACGGTGATCCTATCATTGCTAAAGATTGTTTAGAGATATTTCAATACCTAAGAGAAACGAACCCAAATATCAGATTAAGTATGCACACAAATGGCAGTGCAAGAAACGTAACGTGGTGGGAGATGTTGGCAAAAGTAAACATACGAGTTGTGTTTGGTATAGATGGATTGCATGATACGCACAAACTATATAGAATAGATACAGACTTTGACCAGATACTACGTAATGCTGAAGCCTTTATTAAAGCCGGTGGACATGCAGAGTGGCACATGTTAGTGTTTGAGCACAACGAACACGAAATAGATGAGTGCAAAAAATTAAGTGAACAAATAGGATTCAATACTTTTCAAGTTAAACACACAACAAGATTTGTACAAGGTAAATTCAATGTATTGAGTGACGATGGTAAAACTATAAACATTTTATATCCATCACAACGTAGTAAAGATATGATTAGTAAAACAACAAAATATCTAACAGATGTGATGCCAGAAATAAAGTGCAAAGCACAAAAGTACAGACAGTTTTATATTTCAGCAACAGGTAATATTACTCCTTGCTGTTGGCTAGACTTAGAAGATCAGTTACATAGACAAGATACTAGGATAGACTACATGGATAAGATAGGAGAATTTCCTAACTTAAACAATAATTCATTGCAAGAGATTTTTGACAGTGGATACTTTGACAGAATAGCAAGTACATGGGACAAAGATCCTCTTATGGAATGTTCCAAACAATGTGGCAACTTTGATAAACTAGGAGCACAATTTGAAGATTGATACAACACATTTGCATCATTGGATGCAAGCAATCAGACAAAGTAATAATCCAATGCGTACATTAGATGCTTTCTGGGCGGGTCAAATAAAAAGCAAAGAATGGTTGATTACTAATTTAGAACAAACTATACCCAATCCAGTTACAGTCGAGATATATGGTGGATGGGTAGGTGTATTGGCTAGTATGATGTTTCAGAGTCAATTACAAATTATCAACATCAAAAGCATTGACATTGATCCTTTGTGTGAAAATATTGCGAACACGATGAACCAAATTGAGTTCCATGAGGGAAGATTCAAAGCTATTACCAGAAACATGGTCAATGTCCAAAGTGAAGCAAATGTTGTCATCAACACTAGCTGTGAGCATATTACACAAACTGATTATAACTTATGGCTAAGTAAAGTTCCAGACAATTCAATCGTTGTACTACAATCTAATAACTATAAGATTCCAGAACATATTAGAACAGCATCATCGTTGGATGAATTCGTTGAACAATCTAATCTATCAAGGGTTATTCTTAAAGACAAGTTAGAATTACCATTGTATGATAGGTACATGATTATAGGTTTTGTGTGATGTATGATTTAGATACTATTAACTCATTCTACAAAAACAGCGAGTTTAAGAATATACTAGATAACTATAACGGATTATGTATTCCGTTTGATCCTAAGTGGAACAACGTTAGTGTTACAATTAGCGGAGGCGCTGATAGTGCGTTATTGTCCTTTATATTGTGTTCTCTTATACAGAAACATAACTCAAACTGTACAGTACACGTTATATACAATATCAGATGTTGGAGAACACGGCCGTGGCAAGAATATATCGCAGAAAAAGTTTACAATGAAATTAGAAAGTTGTTTCCAAATATTAAGTTTGAACGACACGTAAATTTTGTACCACCTGAGTTTGAGCACGGTAGTAGAGAACCTTATATAGTTGACGAATACGGTAAAGTCAATGGTGGTGATGTGATAGAGTTGAGGGCATATGCAGAGTACATTGGATACGCATACAATATCGATGCATACTACAACGCAGTGACTAAGAACCCTGATGTAAACATAAACGGTGCATTAGAAAAAAGAAACATAAACATAAGTAAAGAAAATTTTTACTTGATGCTAAGACATTTTAACAATCAGCTTATCTGTCATCCATTTAGATTTGTAAGCAAAGATTGGGTAATCAAACAGTATATAAATCAGAATTTATTAGACTTACTAAATATCACACGCAGTTGTGAGGGAGAATTCCCGGACATAACGTACAAGACATATGTTCGTGGACAATATGTTCCACTGTGCGAAAACTGCTTTTGGTGTAAAGAAAGAAAATGGGGCATTGATGAAAATTTACAGACAGGGTAATCTTTTAGACATACATGACAAGATAAAAGATGCTGAACACAGACTTAAAAATAATAACGTATACACTTTAGATTCTATCGACCACACAGACCATATTGCCGCATACATAGCCTGGCAAAACGTAGGTGGTAATATTTTTGTTAAATTTCCTGCGTTACCAGAAGAACAACAATGTGTTATTGATAGAAAGATTCAAGACTATAGATACAAAGATTCGATATGCTTTCATACCAGTGGCACTACCGGAGTTCCAAAGCTAGTAGTTCATCATAAAAAACAAATAGATTTAATGCGAAAGATGGCTGACATTGCTATCAATTGGGATGTGAACACTAAGTTTTTAAACTTTTTTCCACCTGCTACTAGTGGATTTTGGCACATAGTATTACCATCATTCGTATATCACAATTCTTCATTAGCACTGGGTTCAAGAGAAACAGTAATACAAGACTTAGAAGGTGACCATAACAAAACAATACTGGTGCCTGCTATGATTGACCAGATAAGAATCAGTGGCAAACCTGTTGACTTCTCAAACTATGAACTAATAGGATCTGGTGCTAGTGCAGTTTTGAGTAGACATTCTAGTTTCTTACTTAAGAATAACGTACAAGAGTTTGTTCAGATTTATGGTACTACAGAAATATCTGCACCGGGTTTGTTTAGAAAAACAAAACACATAGATGACTATATTGAATACGTTGATATAACTAGTAACCCACTACAAGAGTTTAAATTAGAAAATAACGAATTGTTAGTTAGAGGTCCGGGACTTTGTAGCAATGTTGAAGAATTTAATTATGTAGATGGGTGGCTAAGAACAAACGACATTTGGGAACAGAAAGACAATCTAATACACTACATAGGCAGAAACAACGATATCGTCAAAGTTAATGGCTATAAAGTTAGCTTGTTACAAGTAGAACAATTAACAGAAGAAAAATGTAATCTGGGAGATACCTTAGCAGTGGTTAGAAATAGTTTGGGATCAGATTGGATTGAACTGTTTTACACTAACAACATTGAGATAGATAAAAGTAAAATACATAAACAATTAAGTCAATACATTGTTGAGTATAACATTCCTAGAAAATATACGTTAGTCAATTCTCTACCTAGAACCGCTATGGGAAAGAAGATTAGAAATGCTATTTAAACAGATACATGTAGATGACCCTCTGTTAATACCATTCACTGAAGAATGCGGTAGACGAGACATATCAAATAACAATAGTATCAAAAATCTAAAATTTGATTATTTCAAACACTCTGCGTTCTTTGGTGGAATACAAGACAACTGTATAAAAGTATTCAGCGGAACACATCCTATGGAAATCAATGGCAAAGAATACTGGCGTGTGGGATTCAGGGGAGTTGCGTTATATGATGAATTATATAAACCTAGTACCCATAAAAATTTCAGACGTTCTAGTTTCTGTGCAGGAATCACGTTTGTGTTAGCAATGAAATGGGTAGAACATCATTTTGGATCTAGCGAATTTGTAATGACTACTAATATAGACCCAGTATCGGATAAGTCCAGAAGTAATGCAATGGATAAACTATCTAAACACGGTGTTCGTAATACTGGTTGGTCACTACTATACGAAGATATTACTTACTTGTCCACACGCCAAAATGTGTGGTCTATTGATAAACAATTGTTCTATAGTGACTTTGATAAATATCATAAAGACAATCACGAATTCCAAATAGAGGTTTTATGAACGATTTCCAAAGCACAAAAAAGTTTTTAATAGAAAAAGTAACTGATTACACGCATCAAAAAGCACTAGATTTTCGTGCGACCTTGCCTAGCTTGAATCCTGACCTACTAGAGCCAGTTGGAACATTTGAAGATTACAAACTGTCTATAGGAAACTTTTCACAAGAAGCATTTATACGATGCATTCATAACAGAACCGTAGAGCCCTTCCCAATGTGGGAAGTAATTAACGGGGATGAGTTTTGTTTCTATAAACCAAACACCAGTCTCTACTATAGAAAAGATGATTACGTATGTAAATTGTCTAAGACTTGGATGGACAATGATTGGGAAATGTTTAATAAAACATATGAATTAAACCGTACACTCAATCTGATTGGCATGGAAGAACCAATACACAAAGAAGTACTATATCTGAATTACAATAAGTATTGGTTTACTGTTGTCAAAAGACCAAATTTATGGAATCTAATCGAACCTCATTCTATACATCACAACAGAGAATACACACTTGACAACTTTAAAGGTTATGTCAATTACATAGCTAACTATGTTGATTTGATGTACCAATTGTATCAGACAGACAATTTTGGACTCCCTGAGAACGGAGCATTGTTGTCATTGTTAAGAGTGAATCCAGATTGGAAGGTCAATGGTGTCGGCGGTGTCTTCGTTGACTTTAAGCACTATTCATATAATTTTACACAGTTTTTACAAAAAACATATGCTGGCATTTGGGACTACTTTACCGTTCACCCATGGGATCCTAACATGTCTCAAGCTGACAGAAGAACTATGATGGATTATGCTATTAACCTATTCAGCACTAAATTTAATTACGATAGAAATATTGTTGCATTAGTTGAAAGTGAAGGGATGGGTGGGATAGAGATTAGCTAATGAATATCAGTGACGTTATTATTAGCAATGATGTTTATAGATTTACTAGAAATTATATAGCTAATAACAAACATGATAGGTCTTATGCTGATGATACTCTATATGAATACTATCCAAACCCTGAAGAATTCGTAACAAATTTTGAATTTAAAAGCGTAGCAATAGGGGTTCTGCCAACTGGCAATCTTATACCACATGTTGACGATGAACGTGATAGTGTGTTTATAGTACCTATTACTGAAATTACCATACTTGATTCAGTTGGTGAAACAGTACATAATAAGCCGTTCATATTAGATACTACTATCATACATAGTTCAAGATCGAAACCAAACACCGTATTCATTGGGTTTGACTTTCATATGTCCTACCATGAACTAAAAGAATATTTTAAAACATTTGAACACATTACAATAGATGTTAGAAAACCTATTAAATAAGTTTCAAACTTATACACAAGAAAAGTGTGATAAGTTTCATCATTATGTTACCCGTGATCCTATTGAAGGTCAAACTATCTGGGAGATAGAAAATAACGGATACTACATAATACGATATAACCGATGTTATTTTATAAGTAACAAAGGCACAGCATATATATTAGGACCTACTACATCACATAACGATTGGGATACTCATGTTAAATTATATGATTTAGTAAGTAAAACCAATGAATGTAGGATTGATATCCCAGTTAGCTATACAGTCGTAAATGACAAATTGTGCTATAAGGTATACCAAAGACCTAACTATGAATTTGGGCGTGATTACCATATGGATGTGTTTGATGGATTGGTAGATGATAACTATTTCTTAGAGTACATTGATAATGTACAATCATTGATAATCAATATGCTAAATGTCAGTAACACATTACCAAGTATAGGAATCACCCCTATGAAAAGGTTCAAAGACAGTATGGGATACTTTTGGACTGACTTCAAACGATGGACTCTACCTAAAAATCAATTTGTGGACAGTGCTATTGACAGTATAAATACTTGCATCAGTTACTTGGAGATTAACAATTTGGGTAAGTTTAACAAGACTTACCTGATAGATACTGCAAAAAAGAAATGGACTACGATATAAATTATGTCACGTATGAATTATACAATGATGACAAACTTATCTTTACTGGTAAATGCCCATCAAGTATGTTGCATACAATAACTGACATGTATTGTGATTTCATCGATAGTCCTAACAAACTAAAAATCTTATATAAAGATAAAATTATAGAGTGCGAATCTCCCAAAGATTTCTATTTTAAAAATTCATGGCCGACTTAAGTAAAACATTTTGTATGCACCCTTTTACTGGGTTAGCAACTAGAGAAGATGGGGCAATTAAAGTATGTTGTCGTAGTTTACCCATAGGATGGATTCAAAATGAAAGTCTAGAAAGTGCATGGAATAACGAATCCATGCGTGAAATTCGTAAACAAGTTCTCAACAACGAACGTCCTGACGCATGTAAGCCATGCTTTGAATTAGAAGATCAGGGTGTAGAGAGTTTACGTCAACGTCACATACAGCCTAGATTGCCAGAAAGCAGAATCGTATTATACCCAAATGCACTTAACGCACTGAACGATGATTATACGATGCCATTTGAATTTCCCACTATGGAAATCAAACTGAACAATTTATGTAATCTACGCTGTAGAATGTGCAACCCATTAGACAGTACTAGCTGGCAAGATTGGAACAAAGTCGTTAGTTTCTATAAGAAAGAAAACAATTATCTAGTCTCTACTGTAGAGAACTTAGTAAACAAACCCGGACAGTATATAGGTCCTTTCGATGATAGTGATAACTGGTGGAATAGTTTTGAGAAACTACTACCATATTTCCGTAGAGTAGAGTTTGCAGGTGGCGAACCATTAATGGATCCTAAGCATTACAAGATACTTGACATGCTGAAGCCATATGCTAAAGATATTGAAATCAAGTATGCTACAAATGGAACTACATTGGGTATCAGTAAGCATAGAACAATATTTGACTATTGGCCTCACTTCCGTAGTGTTGCAGTCAACGTATCTATAGACGGAATACACGATGTGTATGAACACATTAGAAGCAATGGTAACTTCAACGAAGTTGTCAGAAACATACAAGAGATAAAGAAACTACCCAATATCAGTAGGATCGTGGGTGCTTTTACTGCTCAAGCAGGAAACATGTTACAAATTACTGATTGTATCAAATACTTTTTAGATGATATTGGAATCTATTTCTACAGCCACAGAGTTAACTATCCCAATGTGTTATCAGCGCAAGTATTACCCCAACCATTGAAAGACTTATGTATTCAACGATTGACTGATTTGTATAACAATATTGATAGTATAAAGAACATTGACTTTACCAAGTATTCTAGAGGAATCACACTTCAACAAATCAATGACAATATCAACTATCTACGTGCTAAAGACCAAAATCATTTATGGAATGACTTTATAGAGTTTAATAGAAATCTTGATGACAGTAGAAGTAGCAAGTCAATATTAGATGTAGTCCCAGAATTCAAAGATTATGTATAAAGTAGAAAATCGTTGGGATCACAATAACTCTGTCAAAATTGAATGGAACTTGGGTAAACGTTGCAACTATGATTGTAGTTATTGCCCTAGCGTGATCCATGACAACTACAGCCCACATACAGATATTAATCTACTGAAACAAACAGTAGATAAACTATGTGAGATTAACAAGAACCTTAGAATCAGTTTTACAGGGGGAGAACCAACAGTTCATCCCCAATTCAATGAATTAATTGATTATCTTAACACCAAAGAAAAAATCAACTATATCAGCGTTACTACTAATGGTACTAGACTACGTACCTGGTATTACAATTTAACGGTAAATCAATTTGTATTCAGTGTACACTTTGAATATGATTGGGAACCAATCATTGAGAAAATCATTAGTTTATATGCTTCTGATACACCACATGAGTACAAGAAAAGTATTGTAGTACATGTCATGGCTCATCACAAACACATGAAAGCAGTAAAAGAAGCTGTAAGAAGATTAGATTTCTATAGTGTTCCTTATAATATTCGTAGAGTTCGTTGGACAGAAGGTGACCACGATTTGTTTGATGATATGAAGTATGACCAGAATGATTTAGACTGGATACTAGAGAACGACAGTACAGTAAGTGCCAATACATTAGTTTATTATAAACGTGATAAAGATGGCGACCTAGTAGAACAGTATCATGCAAATGATATAATTAAACACCATTTAAATCAATACAAAGGTTGGACTTGTAATGCCGGGTTAGAGAGTTTAATGATTAACTGGGACGGCGATGTACATCGTGCTACATGCCGTGTAGGTGGCAGTTTAGGTAATATCTATAACGGGTCATTCATTATACCCACTGATCCAATCGTATGTGATAGAAACTATTGTACGTGTGCTGCCGATATTCCATTGACTAAAGAGAAATTAGTATGAAAAGATTGATTATATTCGGTGATAGTAACTCGTATGGTAGTGGATTATCAAACCCAGAAACAGAATCATATGGATATCATTTAAGTGTATTATCAAACAGACAATATATCAATAAAGCTATACCTGGTAGTAGTTGCAATAGAATACTGTTTGAAATTCTTAATTTCAAGTTCGAACCCAGTGATGTTGTAGTAATAGGTTGGACTTATACTTGCCGAGAAACTATATACACTACTGATGGAATAAAAAATATGGGTGCATGGATAGACCCTAAGAATCACAAAAATAGAGTATGGTTAGAAGATACTTATGATGTACACAATCTTTCCGTTAGAAGTTATATGGATATACATCATGCATCATGCTACCTAAATCAAATCAACATACCTAATATTCAGTGGTTTGCAGAAGAAGATAGTGAATGCTTAGACATTAAAAATAGATTTGATTGGTCTAAGAACATAAAGTTATCCTTTGATATCAATACTGAAACACCGCATGTGGACCTTACGGAATGCACACACCCCGGACCAAAGTCACATAAACTAGTTGCTAATTATATCTTTGATAAGTTCAAAGATATGTTCTGATTTCATCTAGAATAAACGATGAATCAGTTCCCCTGACCCTGTCTAGTTCTTCACAATACTGAAATAGTTGATTTACTGTATAGTTTGTTGAAATCTTGTGTTCCATAAGCAACTTATTTTGTAGCTTATCTATGTCGTTATTATATTTAGGATACTTAACTTTTAGTTGTTCAAGTTGGTCATTGACCGAATCTAGTAACGATTTGGGAAGTAAATTTATTGCTAGATATGCTGGTCCGCGAACACAATCCATAGTAAACAATTCACCGGGGCTTATGAATTCATTGTCAAGATTTATTTTGTAATCAATGAATTTGGGTAGTGATAATAGATTTAACGCACTTAAAGTATAATGAAACACATACCTTATGTTTTTAGAAGAATACTTGGATATAAGGTCAAATACTTCTAATACTTTGGAATACTGTATCGGGAAACGAATATACTCTAACACATCTCCTGTGCCGTCAATACTTAGAAAAACCTTTACTCTATTGAATTCATTCCATAATGATATGATTTCTTCATCAATTAGAATAATATTGGTATTATAACTAATCATAAGCTCTTTGCTTCTACCAGTGTCTACTAGATAATGAAGTAACTCTTTATGCTGTTTGCTTAATAGTGGTTCCCCACCTGCAAAGTGTATTCTCTCTAAGTCATTGTTATTTTTCAAGTTCTCAAGTACAATATCTTCACTATTCCATTTAAAGTTGTTTTTATCGTACCCAAATGCTCTAGACTCCATGTCTTCTTTAAGCCATATCGTTTCAGATTTACTTAATTTAAGTTCATCTTCAGTCCACAATGTACTGAAGGCGCTACTACACATAACACATTTTAAATTACAGGTATTGTTGAATCTTATGTCTAAGTACTTTAATCCAACTTCTTTCTTTTTATCACTGTTAAAGTAGTTTTGTTCCTGCCTATAACTGGTTACCCCGTTTTGTTCTTGTTCAAAGCACTTACGACATTCATTAGGAACTATTCCCTGTTGGAACTTTTGTCGTACTGTTTTATGCAATTCGTTGTTTATTAGTTCACTAAAGGGTTGGTCAGTGACATGTGGCTGACTATCTTCCAAACTGTTACAGCACAACTTAATTCTACCATTAGTTTGAATCAAAGTATGCATATATGGTAAAATGCAAGATACATCGTTCATAATAAATGACTTAATTCAGGGAATGTTTCTTTAAAGTTTAGTTTGCGTTGACTGTCAATGTTTTCTATATATTCAGTAAAAGCCGGTAATAAGTATGTGTCATCACTAGCATCCATAAAGTTTAATATCGCATCAAATCTTTTCCAACCATATGGATTAATCTTCCAGAAGTTATCGTCTTGTGTATAGTTATCCCATAACCAAACTTTAAGTTCTTGGAATGACTTTCTAACTTCTTCTTTGTCACTCTCTGGTAGCACACGTAGACTTAGATATGTAGGAATGTACAATAAGTGAAAATTCACTAATCCGCCACCATATTGCTGCCCATTGGGTCCATAGCTCAAATTGACTTTTCTAAACTTACTATTGACTTTCCATTTAATAAAGTCTGGGAAATGCTTTATATTCAGTATTTGGATAGCAGTAGCTAATGACACTTCAATATTGTCAGGAGTGTTGTCTAGTTTGTGTAAATTGCGCTCAACCGTGTCCCAATCGCTAGGATATCTAATATAGTAATTTCTATCTCCCACAGCGTCTAGACTGAAGCCAAATTTGACTTTCTTAAACTTACTCCATAGTTCAATGATTTCGTCATCTACTAATAATCCATTGCTGTTATAACGTAATAGTATCTTGTCCTGATATCCCTGACGAATGATTTCTTCAATAAACAACTTGTGTTCTTTAATCATTAGTGGCTCGCCACCAGCAAAATATACTTGTTTTAGATTAGGAATCTGTTTATACATTTCATCCCAGAAGTCTGGATTTTCATGCCAATAGTTGTTAAATGATTCTTGATCCCAACCCATTTGTCTTTTTAACTCAGGGTGTTTATATATAGGATATACTTTCTTATGTTCAGTCACCCATTTACTACTATCATGCGGGCTACACATTACACACTTTAATTGACATGTATGACCTAATCGTAAATCAAGATATACTAATTTTTCAGGTATTGTACCATCTTCTTCAGTCTGTTTAATCAGTTCTTCAATATCAACGTCATTCATCCAAGTATATGTTTCCCATACTCTTTTGCTACTGACGCCTTTACTTTCTTCTAAAAAGCATTTGCTACAACTGCTAGGAATGTTGCCACTAAGCATGGTAGTTCTAACAGACTTCATATAATCATTGTTCCAAGCACTCATGGGTGTTTCACGCCCAAAGTTAGCGGGTTGTCCTAATTCATTCTTGACTAATCCAACTGTATGATCTCCACCCGCGCCGCTAGCATTGGCTGAACAACATAATCTCATATCGCCGTTAGGTCGTGTAGCAAAGTGTATCCAGGGTAATACACAAAATGTATCTACTTTAGATTTAGTTGCAATGTCTTTTTGCCAGCGTCCCAGTGGGCTGTTGTCTGGTTGTATCCAATAACTCATTAATATAATCCTGGTAAAATAATTCCAACACCGTCATTGACCCTATGATTTCCGGGTTGTTTGTACTGTAAACTTAACTCTTTAATATGTGGTCTTGATTGCATGAACTTAATGTTGTCAATGATATCTCTTATATTCAATGTATTCAGATGCTTATACTGATTCTTGATATCCACACTGATTTCATCAACATGTCCTAAATTTAACAAATAGCTATCCAAATAATTATCATGGAACATATGTTCAAATGCTATCTTTCTATGTGCGTATTTTAAGCTAGCTTTTTCTACGTCATAACTAGATTCCGGACTGTTCAACAACAGTATATTCACATAACTTCCTATATTAAAGACCTTATGATGAATCCTATTCTTATTGCAATGTTCGTCCAATTGTGCTAACAGATTTACTTGACCAAAACGCATACCCCTAGTAAAATTAATGGTTATATCATAGTTATGGGTATCATTTAAAAACATAGGCAAGTCACGATGTATATCGAACCCATTACGTCTACTATAAAAGGTAACATCGTATAATTCAGTAAACAACTTACCTAGGGGGTGGTCATTGTGGCAAGTTATTCGAGCCTTCATAGTATATCCTTGTATGCGGGAGTAGGTTAATATTCTTTAGTTTACACAGTTTATCTATCAATTCATATCTTTCACGACTATAATCGTTAATAGTGGTTATATAGTGTAGAACATTGCTTATCCACAATGTTGTGTTTTCTGGTAAAACATTGAATAAATTATTTATGTCGTGTGATTTCCGTAAGTCTATTTCCAATAATGTAACATTGGCTGTTCGTAGATAGTCGTAGTACTTATTGATATTATTCATATCCAATGATTCTAAGTCAGCCATATTAGTATCTCTGTTACCCACTGTCATGTTACCTATGTTCTCAATAAAGAGTTTATATCTGTCATCAGAGTTAATTAATCTTTGTTGGAAGTTTAAGCTGTCATAACTGTAATCAAAGTAGTACACGTTCTTAGCCAACGTTCTATATGCCATTTCAGCTAAATAATACCCACTAGCCAATCCTGATATATTCTCTGTTTTCTTTAAATTAGGCATGGGTTCAGTATTGGTACTGTAAATCTTGCGGGTTAAATCTATATTGTTAAACTGGCTGTCCACGTAAGACTTATCCTTACTGTCTGACAAATCATATACATCATCGTAGAAAGTAACAATATCGTTATCGTCGGTTACTTTAGATAACACAATCTTACCATTCTTATATACAACAACATTGGGTTCGTTGCGTATTTTATTACACAATGTGGGGTGTAGTATTATAGCTTCATCAATAATATAATACGGTTTCACTGGGTTTATACAATCATAAACAATGTTATATTGATTGTTCTGTAATAGTATCCCATAATGACATAGACTTTGACCCATAAACTTTCCATATCCTGGGTTTATGTAAAGGTTAAAGTGTATCATATAAATATTTAGATGCAAACCTACTCTGTGTTAGAAAACCAGTTTGTCCCTTATATCTTCCCGGAACTTGAAAAAACAATATCTAGTGAGATTGAGTTACCTACATGGGATACTAGGTATGAAATACTCAATAACTTTCGTAGTGAATGTACTACTTGGTTGCAGTCGGGAAACAAAACTAAAATACGTGGGTTGGACAGATTTAAGTATGCATACATTATCCATGGCGCCAGTCAGTATATCAGTGATATGTGTAAGTTTGAGAAACGCACATTAGAACTACAAACCAATGAATATACAGCTTATCATAAAATGATTGAGTTGTACAATATGTCTAGTAAAACATACAGTAGTTTCAATGACATGGGAAATGATCCAAATAAACTAACTATATTAAGTTACCCACGTAGCTTAAACGGCGCTAGTTGTAAAGATGTAGAAAGACTATTAACACGTAGCAAAAGTAAAATTACATTGGATAGTGTATTCTTAGGAACCAATCTGTTTAATATTGATTTTGATTTTAATAAACTCAATAACGTAGAGACTTTTCTATATAGTTTTAGCAAAGGATTTGGACTGTCATACCATAGAATAGGAATCATGTATACTGACTTATACATTCCCGAATACGACTTATATCACGTACATGCATATAAGAACTTGTACGGGTGTCAAGTTGCTAGAAAGGTTATGAAAACGTTTGGAATAGACTATTTCACCGATAAATATCAACACGTTCAGCAACGTGCGTGTGAATTATTGAACGTAGGTGTTTCTGATTGTTTATACTTAGGGCTTGACAGAGAAACGACTGACCCAGATAAAAAGGTCAGAATCACACACTTGTTTGACAGATTATGCTAGTAGAAAACACTAATATCAAAGTAGACCTAGATAGTCTTAGAAAAGACTATCTTAAAAACATAGACACATGGCCTAAGAATAAAAATAGAATCTGTTTAAATAACCACGATGGAGTGGATGATTACGTCAAAAATAGTGGACAAAGATTAATCTATACTGAATTCAAGTATATGAATAGTCTATTCAAAAACACGATTTGGGAAGATACATTAAAACTAATTCCTGGCAAAATTGGTCGTGCTAGATTAATGATAATGCCACATGAAAAATTGTTAACCATGCACAGAGATATTGAAGCACGATATCACATTGCATTGTTCACTGATCCTGGCTGTATTGCGTATGATTTTGAGAGTAATACAGGATTCAGTATCCCTAGTGATGGGTATATCTATAGACTAGATGGGCGCAGATTACATACAGTATTCAACAGTAGCAACAATTTCACTAGAGTTCATTTGGTAGTATGTGAATATGTATAAGAATTTTGTTAAGTTTACTTTTGATGGTGATAAGAGCCAAGATATATTGCGTGATTTTAGTTGGCAACAGCACGATATAGTGTCACAACTACTATGTAATTACATTCCAAAATCAATTAAAGAAATTGTACCGATAAATGATATGTATGAGTTGTCTTGGACTTCTGTTGACAGTTACAATAACTTGCTCAATGACAGTCAATTTAAATTGATATCAAGAACTTTTAGCGACTATGGTATTAACATAGCGTTTCTGCCAGGGTAAGTTCTCTACTGTATTGTCTCTGAACTTCATTTTATCTAGTTTAGGATAGATCCATATGTTATCAACTAGGTTCCTTTTGTCAAAGTTGTTGATAGTGTCGATGATTAATTCAATATCTACATGTTCTAACATGTATACATAAACTGCGGTATAAGTCTGCATTGAACCATAAAACCCACTATCAATCATTTTATTCATGCCTAATCCGGTATGTTTATTATATTCTTCTAATGAGTTGATTGGTAGTATGAGTATGTTGTGTTCCCCGTTCATTTGATCGGAATAGTCTCCGTCGACATTACTGACTACGGTACAATCAACCGTTAATCTCTCACGCAATATATTGTTAAAGTTGCAATTGCTTCCGATAAAGTTCATATTCATTCTTCCATAAATCACTGTATTCACAGTTTTCATATCCTTTGTGCCAAGGTCCGCCGTCTGTATAATGTATGGCTTTGGGTTTCTTAGACTCTGTTTCAGAGTAATACCCAACAAGCCAATTATACTCATAGCTTAATTCACCAATCTGTCTATCTGTTAACCACATGAATTGATGCAGATATTTAGGGGTAGCACGATTAACTATGTTAGGAGTTAGTGACTTGCATTCACTATTATTGAACAACATCATACTACTCCAATTCTTTCTGGGTAGTTTATGTTGTACTTTGTTATCCATTTTTATTTCTGTTTTGGGTGTGTAGTCATGCTTTACTACCATAACACATTTGTTCTTGTCTTTAAACTGTTTAAAAACATTTTCTACATTTTCTGTCCACAAGAAATCGCTGTCGCAAAACAGTGAGAATCCTTCATAGTTGCTTAAATAGGGAACTAGAAACCTAGTAAGACTAAACTCTGTACTAGCCTCAGTATCAATATCTCTAGTATAGATGTTTCTATCTCTAAGGTCTTGTTGTTTTAATGGGATGACGTTTACATCACCGTGTCTCTTTAACGAGTAACTGCACACATTAAACGCATCTTCTTGTGTACTATCATACCCCACAAATACATTAACTGTCATTATCCTGAACAACCCAACCTAGTTTCAATAAATCTTCACGTATTTCATCAGTAACAACCGATTCACTAACATAATTCACAACTAGTAAATAATGTTCTTGTGCGTCTTTGCTCATGTTCTGAAATTGGTCATCATCTACTTTTGCCGTAGAATCAGTTATTCCAGAACAATACCAATCAATGTAATCCCCTTCTTGTCGCATATCGCTAATAATGCCCGCGGCGTAGCGCCATGAACAATGCCAAACTTCTCTAGTTAATAAGGGCCATACATCGTTTCTAATGAATTCATTGTTACAAATGGCAGCATATAGATTTTGAGCATATCCTTTATTTTTACGTGCTTTTTCTAGTATCCAATCAGTGGTACGCAAATCATACTCTAAGTTATTGATTTTAAACTCGGGTTTATTTTCGTTTTCTTCAATCAACTCAGCATGAGTTTTTAAAAAATCCAGATATTGTTCAGCAGATTCCAGAGATTTCTCCCCGGATTCTACTTTCTTAGCTAATACTTTAAGTGAGAACGACCCACGATCAGGACTTTTGCTTAGTGTCATTTTTCTTTATCTTAGAATAAAAAATATGATTACCGATAACTGCAACTTGCTTATATGGCCATAGTGGGTCAATATGAATACTATGGAAGAATAATGCATTCTTGGGCAATACTTCTTTGTGCATATCGTATACCATTACTTCATATGCAATCGTCAATGCACGTTGATACGCTAAACTATCCTTATTTGGTGGTGGCTTCATGTCACATACCCAACTGAATTGGCATACTTTCTTATTGTCAACTTTTGTGACTTGATGAATAACTTTACATGGATTCGCACCAAAGCCGTGGTTAACACGGTTCATTACAACACGTGCTACTGCGACTTGTCCTTTATAACTTTCTCCATTTGCTTCATGGAAGATATTGTTAGCCATACAAGCTAACTGTTTTGGATCAATCTTTTTAACTTGCTCTAAACTAATTTTGGGTAAGATTCGTTGATCCGATATGGCAGTGTTTGTAGTGGTGGTTAGACCAACAAACAAAAACATCATTATAGTAAGTACTTTAGTACTAAGTAGGTTAATATATCTCACGATACTCCTTTCCGAATATAGACTATACACTATATTCTGTTAAAAATCAATTATTTTGGATCACTCCCAGCATGTGCAATTGTCACGTACAACTTGGTCAATTGCTTCTTCTGGTGTTAGTGTCGATGGCAACAAAGGTGTTGCCGAAATATTGAATATATCTAAATTGGGTGGTACTAAGTTTGTAGCAGATGACCCTGCAAAACTTCCTGGAACAGTACTTGCTCCTGTTACTCTAGGTATACCTAACCCATTGCCCACTGTCACGGGCACCTGATTGCTTATGTTGTTATCTAGTATGCCGCCGGCTAATCCCAAACGATATGCATTTCTAGATTCACGCATTAAAGCTATTAAACTTTGTCCTCCTATTGTTGCGGTATTTGCTAATGATTCCAATACTTGAGCAGTTTCACCCGTTGATGTATCTACTGCATACTGTGCCATGTTGTTCACAAATGCATAGATATCCTGTACAGATGTTGTAATATTCTCAGTAGTGGGCATCGCTAATGCTCTAGCATTTCTTTCAATTAGTAACAATGTTCCTACGTTTTCATACAGTTGATTAAGTGCTTTGGCTGTTTTGTTTTTATTATTAAAAATTGTCATAATTTCAACGTTAGCCTGATTAATCAATATCTGCAAGTCTGCATCCTTAACTGAGCTTGGAGCCTCAATCAAATCAATCATATCTTGGTAGATACTAGATAGAGTTGGTGTTTGTAGTTGAGTAATATATGATTTAATCTGATAGAAGTTATAGTTGAGTCCGGACAATAATCCAAAGAAGTCAACCATTCTATATGTTCCATATGTTCCTGAACCCAATGCGATTGTAGATAGTGCGGTGTCTACAACCGGAACATCGACTGGAACACTAGTTCCGTTAACTGCTAATAGTTTTGTAGTTTCTAAGTTGGTAACAACTTGTGCAAACTTCTCAATGTTCATTCTTGCAATGTTCTTAATCTGTAACATACTTGCACTAAATGACCCTGCTGTAATTGCAATTTCATCAGGAACTAGTCCAAACAAGTTACTACCGAAACTACGCAATGCAGTGTTAACTGAGCCACTATCATATATCAAATAGTATGTTTTGCTGTTAGTTTCCATTGGCATAGAGTTATACTTAGGAACAGTTAAACTCTTGTAACTATTTGGGAACATTAATTTAGGATTTAACAAATCACTTAATTGCAACAAACCTTCTGTTTGTACGTTAAGAAGTGTACAAACTTCTGTTAGATCAGGACCTACTATTAAACTGAACCCGCTATATATTCTTTTTTCTTGGTCTACAGTAGGTAAAGCTAAGTTGCCTATAATATTACCTAATTCTTCAGTAGTTAATCCTGCTGCCAATAATGCCAATGATACATTGCGTGTTAGTGCGTTGTTTGCTACAAGGGTTTGTAACAATGAACTGGGTTGGCCAAATGTTTCTATCCTTGATAAGTCTAATGCTCTGCCTAGTTTGATTAAATCTTGTCCCCAATATACTGTTGCTAAGTTAACACCAGTTACATCACTGGTAGTCAAGTCATTCATATTGCTATAAATTCCATTTAAGTAATCAGTAGAATTTGCCATACTAGCAATAATGTTGTTACTCTGTGTTTTGAATGAATAGCATGTGTTAAAGTTATAACAGAATTCAGTTAAGTTACCTGTTATAAAGAAATACTCATTGGTTAATGTTTCAGCAGGTAATGCTAAGAAGCCATAACGACCTTCACTAACTGTATATGAATCAGTGTAGCTAGCGGGTTTTCCATTACCAAGTGCCAATATATAACCTGCTCCTATATTCTGTAGGTTAGCCATAGTAGTATTAGTAATGTCCGTAGAGCCTTGTATAGTATAAGCCATACGCATTGCTTTTTGTAATTTATCTAATACTGTACCTGTTACTAACGATCCGGGCTCATATTCTAACTCAACCGCAGTAATATTTTTTGTGGTACCCGGCGCGCTTGACATAGCAATAGTACCACCAGACACATATGGTGGAAGAATTGCACCGTCAATAGGATACAACACAGTAGTTATGTCATCTATACTCACATAGACAATACCAGATGTAGTATTGTACCCACTAGGAGTTACTCCGGCAATAGTAACAATGTCTCCGGTAGCAAATGTTAAGCCAGATTGGTGAGTATAAGCAACAGCGTTAAAACTGCGCCCTAGCATTTCTAATTGTAGTGTTGTTATGCCCTGATTTTGTATTAACTGACTAATTAAATTAATACTTAATGGACTTTGTTTTCCTGACAGACTCATGGGCAGAACACATCAGGACTACCTTGTGCGATACTATGACCGCAAGTATTTCCTGACCCTACTCTAAGTACCGGAGAGCCTTCTGCAAATACAGTTGGGCTTCCGTCTGTAGTCGAAGGACCACTATGAGCACCTTTGCCGTGACCAGTGATAGGGCTAACGTGTAAACCCACGTTAATTCCATTAGCAAACACAGTACCCGCACCTCTTACGATTGCGCCACCTGCTTGATTTGTATCACCTTTACGACTTAGTTTTGCCATATTACCCTAAGATTAATTTTTTCTCTGGAACTTGAATTCCAGTTGTTGCTTCAATGTACTTCATTTTAACTGAATCTTCAGTTTCGCAGTACATAGCAATACTATTAGTATTTATCGTCACAGATTGCTTGGAATCTGCGGTAAATAGACTGGGAATTAGACCCATGCCCTGTGGTCCAGGTGCAATACTAACTGGGTCTGTTACATTAATGTAATCTCCGACACACTCAGAACTGTATTTTGCGACAACTTCTTCTCCGGAGTTGAACTTAAATGTATAAACTTTTCCTACTTCTAATGTCATTTGATGCCTTCTGTTAATAGACGTTCTCTTAATTCGTTGAACCCACCAATGAGTTCATCGTCTAAGAAAATTTGTGGTACTGTACGTGCTGTTGGAACTGCTTCTAATAAATCTTCTTTTGTCCATCCGTCACCAATCTTGCGTTCTTCAAACTTGATTCCTCTTTGTGACAATAATTGTTTTGCTTGCTCACAATAGGGACACTGATACTTACTCCATACAACTGCTTTCATTATATTCTCCTTATAGTGTTGGTAATTCTTCATATTCTACATTGTCACTCATCACACCAATAACATAGTTTGTTGATTCGTTTTCTTGTAGTGCTGTTTGCTTCTTGTTAATGTTTACGTGCTTATTGAACCATGGTATAGGGCTATGTTTTGGATGATTCTCATTATAGCGAATCCCGATTTCTTTCAATGCGGTAAACGCAGTATAATCCACAAAGTCTTTTAATATCTCTGCGTTTAGTCCGATAACTACACCCTTACTGAACAGATATTCTGCCCAGGCTTTTTCTTCACGGATAACGTCTAAGTACATATTATATACTTCACGTTCGCATTCAATCTTTGCTTTAGCAAAGCGAGGATCTTCTTTGACTACTTGGTTAATGATATAACCAGTCCATTCTTTGTGTAATACTTCGTCTTGTAGAATAAGACTGATAATATTTCCATTACCAATATAAATCTTGTTTTCAACCATTGCTAAACTTGTAGCGAATGATACCATGAATCGTAATGCTTCTAAAGCATAGCTGGCATTCAATGCTAACCAAATAGCTTTGATATGTTCGTATTCGTCAACTGTTTGTCCAATCTCTTTCTGACAATTCAATTGATGTAAATTTTCATAGTGATTACCAATTGTGCTAGCCATATCAATGATAGGCTTAGTGTCGTGAATCTTACTGAATTCTTCTTTAGGTACACCATATACATTACGAATAATGTGACTGTAACTCTTACTATGAATACTTGTCTCAAAGAATCCCCATGTCAATGTCAATGCTTCTAGTTCTGGAATACTACATACAGGTCCTAATACTTGACTAGGAGCACGACCTTGAATACTATCTAATGCTGTTTGACGCAATAGATTGCTAGTAAAGATATGTTTGATAGCTTCACTGGCTTCTTTGTGGTCAATCTTGTCTTTTGTTAAACTGATTTCTTCAGGTACCCAAAAGAAACCACGTGCTGTTTCTTCGTACTTCTGAATCTTGGGATACTTTACTTCCTCAAAACGTTGTACAGTTACAGGACCCTCTGGGTCTAGAAACATTGAACGTGTTAGGTAGTTGGTAGGTTTACTTAAGTTATATTGTGCTTTGCTCATATTATTTTACCTGTGTGAGTGGTACTGGTTTTGCCAGTGGGTTGGGTGCTGCTACTGGATGCTTTGCACATGCTTCTTTATTGCCTTGACCGGCTTCTGTTAAGAATTCAGTGCCTTTAGCGATTTGACCAATTGGGCATGAGCATGTAGCTGTGACAGTTCCGTTTGTAGGATCTTTGTCATACTTACACATCATACCCCAGCAGTTAGTTGAACCTTCAGCGATTGCGCCTGGGCAACTTTGAATTTGTGCTTTAGTAGCACTTGGGGGAACTCGTACAAAATTATTAGCTTCTTGTGGATAATGAAACCCTTCAACTAAACGTGGGGCAAACAAGCTCCATACTTGAGTCTTAGGATCATCTACATTACATGTACCCTTCATAACGCCCGCACTTAAATCAGCAATACTAGGACCTTCTAATACTGGACATTTACAAACAACTTCAGGGTATGTAACTCCGTTGTTAGTTGTGATTGTCTTGCCTGTTTTAGTACAAGTGCTTGCCGCACATAATGCAAACTTACCTTGGCAAACAGTAAGAGACTGTGCAAATGAATTGAATCCAAATAAACTAAACGCTAATACTAATAAAATGTTTCTCATAATGTTCCTTATAACTTACATGCTTCGCAGTCATCATCAAATTCCATTTCTATAAGTTCTTGCTTAATGAATGGAATAACTTTATTCTCATCTTGTAGTGCTGCCTTTGCACCTACTTTGTTAATCAAGCTATAGTAAATGGTCTTAATGCCCCACTTATATGCTAGCATTAAGTTCTTACTGATTAATGTAGCAGGAACTTTACCACCTTCAAAGTGAGCAGGATTATAGAATGTGTTTGTCGAAATAGATTGGTCTATGTAGGCTGCTAATACTGCGGCTGTCTTTAGATAATCTGCACAATCACGTTGATCCCACATCAATTGATATCGATTCTTTAGTCGTTTGTATTCGGGTACAACTTGAACGAAACTACCTGCTTTACTTTCTTTGACACTGATTAGTTCCATTGGCATTTCAATACCATTTGTACTATTCAATACAACACTACTAGATTCTACGGGTGCTACAGCCATTAGTGTAGCATTACGAATGCCATATTTCAATAGATTCTGGCGTAGTGTTTCCCAATCTAAATTACTACTAGGTGTGAAGTCAGTTAGTTCATCTACCCCTTTGCTACGTCTTTCCCAAGGGAAGATACCCTTACCATAGAATGTTTGTGCCGACTTTTGACATGCACCCTTTTCTTGTGCTAATTCTACACTTGCTTCAATCAGATAGTATGCCTGATGTTCCATCCAACGCTTAACTTCAGCGAGTGCTTCTGGTGTTCCATACTTGAAGCCACGCTTGGCGTGCCAGTATGCTAAATTGGTAATCCCTATACCAAGAGGCTCGAAATCTAAGTTAGCTAACTTACTCTGAACTGAGAGGAAGTCTTGATAGCTAAGGAGATTACTTAGACTACGCACTAATACCCTAGCACTCTTACGCATTTCTTGAGGAGTCTTGAATGCTCCCCAATTCTGGCTACCCAAAGTACATAGGGCAATTCTGCCAGCCTCGTCTTCAATGCGTTGAAAGGGCTTTGTAGGTAATAGTATTTCTTGGCAAAGGTTACTCTGATAAATCGGATCTAGTTTAGTATCAAACGGACCCTGATTAATTACGTTATCAATGAATACTAGATAGATACGACCTGTGTCTGTACGTTCTTTTAGTATACCATTCTTGAAAATCTCTACTGCTGGCAATGTTTTCTTTTTGATGCCACGCTTATGTTCATAGTGTTTGTATAGTGTTTCAAATTCTTCTGTATCTCTATAGAAGGCTTCGTATAAGTCTGGTACTTCATGTGGATCAAACAATGTAACATTTTCATTGTTCTTAAAACGATTCCAGAACATCTTGTTGACTACAACACTATAGTCCATTTGTCTTACTCTGGTCTCTTCCGTTCCCTGATTGTTCTTTAATACGATAAGGTCTTCAAACTGATAGTGCCATATGGGGAATGTAACTGTACAGCTAGCATTACGAACACCACCTTGACTGCAACTACGTAGGTCACCGAACCACTTCTTTAAGAAGGGAATCATACCCGTGTGCTTAATCTCTCCGTTACGAATAGGTGCGCCTAGTGGGCGAATACGACCAATCTCTAATCCGATGCCAGCACGTTTGCTAGCATACTTAGCCATCATTTCTCCAGCGGCAAAGATGCTATCAAGAGTATCATCACTAGAAATGAGTACACAGCTACTAAACTGTTTGGTAGTAGTACCAAGCCCAGCCAAGACAGGAGTAGCAAGAGTAAAATGACCATCGCTAGCACATTCGTAGTATTCTTTAACATACTTTAACCTCTTATCTTTAGGTTCGTTGTGAAACGCAGTAGCGGCTGCTATTGCATATCTTACTTGAGGAGTTTCAAATATTTGACCAGTAGCACGGTTCTGAACTAGGTACTTTTCTGCTAATTGAGCGATAGCCGCATAGGTGTAATTTTCGTCCTTGCTATGGTCGATAAACAAATCAATGATATCCCATTCTTCTTTAGAATACCAATCTAGTAACTCACTAGTATACATCCCTAGTTCTACGTTCTTTTTGACAATATCATAGAGTGGGGGAGGAGTGTATGTTCCATATACTTCTTTGCGTAGCATAGATACTTTTTGGCGTCCTGCTACATATTGATAGTTTACGTTGTTTATATCGGTGTTTTCAGACTCGTCAATCAAGTCTACCATTGCTTTGAGTAGTAATTCATCGATAGTTTTGGTGCTCATCCCATCGTGTAACTCAATCTGTGCTTTAATCTCAATCATGCTTGGGCTTACATTATCTATGCCTCTGCAACCGTATTGAACTTGTCTCTGTATCTTACTTATGTCTAATGGTACTGTTTCTCCGCTTCGTTTCACTACATTTATATTATTCATTTTGCACCTATTATATTTTTTGTTGTAAGTCTGTGATATCTATCTTACGCTTGATGGTAAAGTCTTTTGAACAGTTATTTACTACCGTCTCGGGCCAGTAATTAAGTACATATTTTGCGTGGTCAACTAGGACTAATACCACATCTTCCCCGTTACTATCAGTTGCTTCTACCAATTCTATATCATCTATTCCTGTTAGTAACAAAGTATAACACATTCCCAGTGCTCTTGCAACAGTACAATAGGTGTTTTCTACCAAAAGTTCCCATGGTCCGGGCCAGTTTGCCGAATCTAATATGTGTAAATGGTGATTGACCAGAGGGGCTTTTTGCCACCATTGGTCAATTTCTACGCATTTGGATTTAGTGTCAGCTTGTTCTAATTTTGTTCTTAAGTCGTACCAGCTTCTTAGTCTGGTATCATAGTTCATTTGAAATACATTCATCACGAATGTACTTATCACTCCTGCAGTAAGCTCTCACACTTTTTAACAAACCTATCTACATGTAGATTATGTCTAGATTCAAACAAATGATAGAACATTGGATAATCAACACTGTCTACAAACGTAGTCCCTATGCCATAGGGCTTTAGGCCTTTACTTAATGGCCACTCGTTGATTCCATAGGGACTAGCTTCATATGATTGTGGTACATACATTTCTACTGGAATACCTAGATTGTCGGCAATGTATGTAAATTCTTCACATATGTCTCCTCTTGGCGTGCAGCTTGCTGAGGGTTTTCCCATTTTTAAGTAAGTATCTCTAGATAGACACAAACAACTAGACCCTATGAACAGGTGTTCATTGTTATCTAAATGTAACGATCTTTGTGCATTTCCAACCAATCTGCCACTTGCAGCTTTTTGAAACGTAAAATACAAGGCTGCGTTTGATAATGGAATACAATCAATGTCAAGTATCAATACACAGTCATAGTGTTGTTCAAAAAATAATGTATTAAGTCCATAATCAATACATTGATCTGGAAAATGATCTCCGTCTTTAGCATTGTAAAACAATGGTCTAAAGTCTATACCACTATGCATCGTCATTTTGTCAATGACTCTTTCTTGATATTCTGCTATCCTTGGATCTATTTGAAAATTTCTATAAGTAAAAATTGCTTGTTTCATTTTTGTTTACCATTCTAAGTTTGGATTTCTTTTAGTTGTTCTACCTTCCAACGGTCTATTCTTTATAGTTGTGTCATTGGTTACATTTAAGTTTTGGTCATATGCGTAAAATCCACAATGTGTGACACTAAACAAATCAGTTCTTAACATTATGTCTAAGGGGTCACAAATGCCTAGTTTTAGTACATGTGCTAACATATTTTTAGCCACTGTAGGATCTATTGAATACGCATGTGCCCTGCAAATAAAATGACAGTTAGGTCCATCTGTTGCATGGGGCGGTACCGGAAGCATGTCCCAACCATCTTTCCATTCTTGTCCACCTAAATATATAATAGAATTATAGTTAACATGGTAATCAAATCTTTCAATCATTATGGCATCGTGTTCTAATATCACAATAGGTCTATCAATTAGTACACAGTGATTCCAAAGACTTATGTGACTTAATGCACATGCTACCTCTCCCCTAGTTAGATAATGATCGGTTACTTTAATCATATCCATGAATGCGTTGTCTCGAAGGTTATCCGGTGGAATAATTATATTTGAGTTTATTCCATTGTATGCATCCCAAATTTTATATGGCATACCTACATCATTACAACTTTGGGCGCATCTGTTTGAATAGTTTTCACTATCTTGATTACCCTTTACAGTGATAATATATGCTGAGTCTACACGCAAATCGTGTTTATAAAATAAATTTAACATATTTAGGATCTATCCATTGCTTGCACAAAACGAGTTAAAGTATCATTGGCTTTGTTCGTCTGGTTAGCTTTGGCATTGTATAGTGGTTGCCATTGCATATTCGTCTTTGATTGTTGGTTTGACACATTGACTTGATTGATTGGAGTCAAAGTTGGTGTCTTTGTTACCTTTGAATTACTTTTTCGGTAACTAATTGCATCATTTAATTCTTTTACTGTTACTCTACTAGGCTTATGTACTAATATATCATAATGTGATTCAGATCCTACGTTGAATGCTCGAAACATCATATCATCTGCTACGTCAGTTGGTATCATATTTTTAGTTACCTGCATTCCTATGTCATCGTTAAACGAATGTTTATGTGAGGTAATTTCTATATCAACATCATGTGTGATTGCAGGAGTTATATCTCCTAAACCACTATTAAGAACGTTCACGCTAAGTTGTTTATCAAACAATAAGAAAGTACTTCCGGTAATGAATCTTTTTCTTTCGGGGTCACCCAAGAAAGCATCCTGTCTAGGATGAGGAGTAGTAACTTCCCACACGGCGCCGTCAGCACTCACTCTATACATTTCATTTATAACTTTGATTATATCACTTGGATTATCTCCCAACAAATGCAAAACATTACCAGCGTTAATATGACTCATTGAACTAGTTTCAAAAGGCCAAGGAAACACGTTTAAGTCTATAATTTGGTCAGCATCAGTCATTGGGTT